CATTGCCGTCGCCGTCGCCGTAGCCATTGCCGTCGCCGTCGCCGTAGCCGTAGCCGTTGCCGGTGCCGGTGCCGGTGCCGTAGCCGTCGCCGTTGCCGAATCCCAATCCTATTGGCATAGTGCTCATGGTTCGGCTCCTAGTATAAGTGCCGAGATATTTGCACGCACCAGCTCGGCACTGGTGTAGAAGCGTCGGGTGAATAGTCCGCCGCCGTGCTATTACTTGAAATGTTTGAACGGAACCCTAAGCGCCAGCGTACCCGTTAAGATTACGCACCGCAGGGGGATCCTGCTACTCAAGGCTCCGTTCAAACATCCATCGCGCACTGATGCGTGCAGTCTGCACAGCACTCGCAATGGGTTATCGAATCGTCGTATCTCGCCTGCTTGTACGGACAAGGGTGCGGCTGCATGGCAATCCCGTCGGTAATGCGCAGCCCATGATAGTGTAACGTGAAGCACCGATCGCACATGAGACTCACCAGCCGCGCTTCAGGCGGGCTGAGCGGGCTGGGATCACTCATACGTACACCCAGCGCAGCGTGAGCCGCATGCCGATGTTTTTCAAGACCTGCTCGACTCTCGGTGTAATGGTCGCGAGCACCGCGTCGCCGTCACGCATCGGTGAGCCCCAGGGCTCACCTGAAGGCGTCACCAGTTGATAAGCTAGGACTGGGTTGTCCAGTCGGATTTTGATCGGCATGTGAAACCTCCTCTGTGCTGCGCACGCACCGGCAGTGCGGACAATCGTGAACCTGACTCTTGCTCAGCTTACGCTTCGCACGAGCCTGCATCTCGGAAACAATCTGCATGAATGTCTTGCCTGGATGCCGGTCGATCTGCTCTCGGCATCCTTGATATGAGATCCCGCGCCACGCGCAGAACTTCTTCAAGGTCATGGTCCGGCCTGTATTGGCGAAGTGGACCGTGCGAAGAATCTGTTTTGGCTGATCCTTATTCAAGGGCCTCTTTGGGAGTGACTGCTCAAGCCAAATTTCAAGAGTACGCATGACTTTTACCTATGTGTGGATAACATAGGGTCGATATTATCGTGGAATTGGTGATAGTCAAGGGTTTTTTGTACTGACTGTCACCAACTTAAAATAATATTGAAACACGGAAACGAGGTACTTCAATCGGAGAAGTCCGCGAAAGTCGAAGTCGTGTCATTACTATCAACGTTTTTTAAAATAGAGGAGACAGGGGGACAAGGGGTTAGGCGGGGTTGGCGGGGTGCGCGGTCTGAGTCCGCCTATAAAATCCAGTGTCCAGGGGGGGCTCCTCTATTTGAAAATGTGCTGACACTAATGACACACCCTACTACTACTACTATACTATACTATAAATTATTATTATTATTATAGGGTTAGCAACAGTGCATATGCACTGTTGCGCGTACCATTACTTGTCATTACTGCAAAATCAATGACGACAGTGATGGTAGGGATCAATCTTCACTATTGTCCGTCCACACGATCATTGCTGCCACACATGCAGCAACAAGCGCAAAAGTGCACATGAAGTCCACCATGATTATTACACTCCAATGTCTTGCTATTAAGAACGTCACGCCAAGCGGCTAGGCTTCGGTAAGCAAGCCACACGTGGCCACGTGCTATGCCCTGGCCCGCCTAGACCGCTTGGCGTCACGCTCCTAACGCGAAAACCCCACACGGCTCGCACCGTGTGGGGTAGGTGTTGCAGCCCGATTAGGCCGCTTTCTTCTCGGCAATGTCACTGCGCAGCTTCGCCACCAGACGGGCCGCGAGTTCCTGCGCCAATGGCTCGACCTTGGGAATGCTGGTCCCAGGGAAAAAGTCATTGTTGTTGGCGACCTTCGCAAGCATCTTCTCCAATGCCGCGACGGTCAAAGTCTCAGGGGACTTCTCTGTCGTCAGATCGGCGAAGCTAGTCGCGTCAGCGCCCTCGATGTCAAAGTCCGCGTCGGTGCGGTCCTTGAATGCCTCGGGATTGTGTTTCCACTGGTTCGTTTTCTTGTCAACGGAGAGCTTGAGCTTCCCGTTGCTGAAGTGTGAGTACCAGTAGGCCAGTGACTTGACACGAACACCATTCGGCAGCGCATCGAGCAGCCGGCAGGCGAGTGTGATGTCACCATGAGCCCGCGCGTGCTCTAACGTAGAGACTGCAACTGTGTGGATACGCGCTTGCAGACTCTTGCCACCAGCCGCGATGCGACCGATAGCCGTGGAACACTCCGCGGCCGTGAGGATACGGATAGCCATGATTGACTCCAATTTGTAGCGTTAGCCGCAAAGACGCGGCCAGAAAGCGGGCCGAGCTTGCGCTCTGCCCGCTTTGAGGCTGAATCCTCAGCGCCGCAGTGTCGCCGCCTCCAAGGCTGCGCATAGCGCCTCGCGGGCTGTGCGATCCATGAAAGCATGCACTGCGTTAGACTTCCGACGCGGAGCCTTGCTGATACGCTGTCGGATGACACGCGCACCGTACAGAGCCGCCGAGCCGGTAGACCAATTTGACTTCAACATCGATACTCTCCTACATCGACGCGGACAATCCGCGCCGTTCAATCTGTGCGTAGACAATCCCGAGCAATGACTCTCAGGGCCTACGCTGGCAGGTTCCCAGGACAAAGCCCCGCCACGGGCCTACTCTGGTAGATGCCGTCAGGAATCCGGAGCAATCGTGTGTGCGCTCCATGAAGCTTGGCTCACCGTTCCAAGCGGGCTGACTAGGGTTCAGGCGTCCTCCGGCACGTTGTTGGGGACAAGGGTCCGCCTCACGCTCGCCGGGTTCAACCATCAAGTTCCTGCTAAGCGCCGGGATAAACATGCGGTCGCTGTCGCAAACATAGGGATTTTCAGCGCATTATGTTCAATCGGCCGTGTGGGTTTGACATAAGGCATGGGCATCTGGACCAGCCGGGGGCCGGCGGGCGTCGGCGCTAGCTGGTTCGTCAAGACATGGGTTGGCTTTCTATGTCCACTATGATAGTTTAAGTCTCTATGGGTAAGCACATACATAAGCCGCCAAAAAATTTTGAGAGCTGGAAAGCATATGCGGCGGCGCACAATATTAAATACAACACGTTCATCAACAGAGTACACAACAACGGCTGGGACCGAGCCCGCGCAGCCACTGAGCCCGTTCAGCTAGACCCCACCTATGAGATCGACGGTGTGGGCCACACCATTGCTGAGTGGTGCCGGATCTATGGGGTCGCTGAAGCAACTGTCCACAAACGCCTACAACGTGGTGCAGCCATTCTCAGTGCGCTTACTGAACCAAAAAGGGTTTTTCGTCTGACCGATGAGGAACGGGCCGTAGCCCGCAAAGCCCGCTACGCGCGAAGGCGCACCGAGATCTTCGAAAAAATTCGTAAGTACAAAAATCGCCCTTGCTTAGACTGCGGAGAAATATTCCATCCCGAAATCATGGAGTTCGATCACGTCCGCGGCAAGAAACTATTCAATCTGTCACGTCCCCCACTGAACATTAAGCGCGTCGCCGCCGAGATCGCTAAGTGCGACCTTGTGTGCGCCAACTGCCACCGATTGCGCACAGCGAAAAGGCGGGCTAAGCTTTGATCCATGCCCCTCCCAGACTACGAACTGCGACGCGAAGCGGCCGAAGCCTATGGGTGGGTTCTTGTGGGCTGGCCCGCCAACCCTCGTGACTACAACGACAAGGTGTTGCTAGCACGTTGGGAAGACGAGCACGGCAACATAGTCCCCGAGCCCCAAACGCGCGAGTGCACTCCACCAAAACCTGGGGTCAGAGAGTACATCCTCGAGAACTATCAGCCTCACGAAGAATTCTTGAACATGCCGTATCACTGCAATATCCACGAGTGGCGGCAATTATTGTTCGACGACTTGACCAAGCGCGTTGCGCGCAGGCAAGATGCGGTGCTCGAGCTCCCACACACCAACTCACTCTAGAGGAACATCTCACATGGCCACTGCTACCAAACTGGTTTGGACTCCGAACGCGCAGGCTTCCGATGGCAGCTCATTGACAGCCGCCGAACTTGCTGCACTGACTTTCACCGTGCAGATCGACACGGTCTCCCCGCCCGTCAAGAGCTACCAGATCCCGACCTCGGCGATCAATTCAGTGCCGGCCGCCAGTGGCTCGGGCACGCAGCTCACGGCGTTGTTCAGTGCGCTGAACCCTCCGTTCGTGCCGGTCGATGGCGTGCAGTACTTCGCGCAGATCGAAGAAACCGACGACCAAGGCACCAGCGCTCCGAGTGCGATCGTGACGTTCACGAACACGGCGGTCCCCGGCGCCCCTTTGGCTTTTGGGGTCGCCTGATAGCTTGGTTCAAGAAGCTATTTGCGTGGCTCTGATTTGACGATTTGATCTGCTTGACGCCCCCCGCAAGGGGGGCTATTCTTGGCAAGCATGCAGGGGTAGCACCCCGGACGTTCTCAACAACCTGACAGGTACTACTCACATGAAGAATTTGAAAGCTTGGCTCATCGGTATCGGCATCGCGGCTGGCCTCACGGCGGGCTTGGCGATCAGCCAGACGTATACGGGCTTCAACCCAATCACCGGACTGAATGGCCAGGTGGGCTTGCCGGTCGCAGTCGGCTCTCCGCCGACGGTCACGGGCTGCTCCCAGACGGGCGTGGTGGGCGGAGGCGGCACGTTCCAAGTCACCGCCGGCGCGACCTCCTGTACGCTGACCGTCACCTTGAATGCGGCATCGACTTCGGCCTACACCGCCGCGGCACCGAACGGGCTGTTCTGCGTCTACACCGACGAGACGCACCCGTCGGACACGATCTCGCAAGCGTCGCACACGACCACGACCAGCGTATCTTCGGCTGCCACTGTCTCGGTGGGCGACAAGATCCTGGTCGAGTGCAACGGGTTCTGATTCTAGGCCATCCCCGCGCGGTTCCTCCCGACCGCGTTTACCCGCCTGGCTCACACCAGGCGGGTTTTTTATAGGCGAAGGATTGACGTTAAGTAGGAAAGGTCTTACATTTAGATATGTCCGGCCTATTTCACATGCTTCTGGTGCTAGGGCTGCTTTGGCTCGGGGGCTGGATATTTTTGCTCGTGGTGATATGGGCAAGCCCCTACGAGGAAGACCTTTGGTCCGACGAGTCTGACGACAAGCACTTGCCTAGTGACAAGATGTAATGTAGATTAGATCCATATGTCAAAAGTGCTCCAGTTTCCAGCCCCCGAGCTCCCTCTGAAGGCCGCGACCTGCGGCTGCGGCGGGCAGACGTTCACCCTGGTGTGCAACGGAAATACCGAGGAGCCGGATTTCGTTTATTGCGAATCCTGCCAGCGCCGCATGTCCAAGGTGATGTGGGTCTGGACCGATGGCCACCCGCCGAGCGCCGTATGAGCAGACCATCGACGGGCAAGCACAAGGTCAACATCTTCATGGATGACAAGATTCTCGAGGCGCTGCGCCGGATCGGCGAAGCCCGCGGCGTGACTTACTCGGAGTTGATTCGCGAAGCGTGCCGGCAGTACGTGTTCAAAGAGGGTGGCAAGGTCGTCCAAGAAGCGGTCGAGTACCGCAAACTCGTTTCACGATAACAGAGGTGCTTATCATGTTGACTTTTCTACTGGTGGTTGCCGCTTTTGCGGGCGGTTGGTATCTGGGTGCAAAGTCTGGCGCGGCGACGCTCGCCAAGGTCGAGGCTGAACTCGCGAGCTTGAAAGCCAAACTGTGAGCTCGATCATGCCGCTGGTCCCCGAGCTTGGTGGCGAGGGGGCCATAACACAAACCGATGGGCGACTGGCGTGGGAGCTGGCGGCAGAGATCTCCCCGGTGCAGGACATCCTGAAGAAATTTGGGATCACGCCCACTGAGTTCAAAGTGAAGTTGCGGGACAAGATGTTCCGCACGGCCATTCGCGAGGCGAAGACTTTATGGAAATCGGACCTGAATGTGCAGCAGCGGATCAAGTTGAAGGCCAGCTTTCTGGTCGAAGACTCGCTGCTCGACATATTCAAGCTGATCAAGAACGAGAACAGCGCAGCGACAGCCAAGCTCGAAGCGTTCGAGAAGCTGATGCGCGCCGGTGATCTCGTGCCGAGGGCCGGCACCAAAGGCGATGGGGCGTTGGCGAGCGGGTTCAAATTGACGATCAACTTGGGAACAGCGACACAGAATGTCGTGATCGACGGAAGGACAATTGACCATGAAGAATGACTACGTGACGCCGAAGCATTGGCCCGAAGTGCCGATGGAGCTCGGCAAGTTCTACGACGTGACCGATCCGCAGTACCCGCCCACCCGCATCGTGACGATGCTGAAGCAGACGTTCATCAACATGGGCACGCTGATCGAGAAGCAGAAGCGCACGCTCGAGATGCAGGACAAGACGATCCGCGAGATGACTATCCGCAAGGACATCATGGAGCGCCAGATCGCGGACCTGGACATCAAATATCGGAATCTCAGACGCGCCTACCGCAAGGGCAAGCGCGTCGAGCTCGAGACCGAACTCGGCCCGGAGACGGTGGCCAAGATCGAGAAGTACGAGGCGGATCATGACCTGATCCCGCCGCAACCGTCGTTCAATCCTCTGAAACTACAAGGGTAACAATCATGTCGGCAACGAAAGAAAATCTGGACGCCTTACTGAATGACATCGTGAACAACCGCAAGCACCTGGCGAATCAGGTCGAGCAGAGCAAGCAGTCGATGGAAGTCGGCATTGCGCAGCTCGCGAAGTTCGATGTCCTGATCGCGACGCTCCAGCTCGCGCAAAGCAACGGCACGATGATCGAGCAGATCGAGACACAGGCCGCGGCGAACGCCGCAGTGAGCAACGACAGCTCTCCTACTGTGCCCGCGTCCGCTCCTTCTGCGGCTGATGCGGGAGTTGCGTCCGAAGCAGCGTAAGCTGTTCACGGACTCGCTCAGAAGGCATGCTAGAGGAGAACCGGTAACATCAGGCGTCATGGCCTGGGTCCGTAAACTCCTCCGGACTGGAAGTGGCTGAACTCAATTACACACCCCCGCCGACGCTGCGGCGATTCATGCTCTCGAACAAGAGAGTGCGAATCGTGCGCGGCCCGGTGGGTAGTGGTAAGAGCTCGGCCATGGCCATGGAGATGATGCGGCGTGCATCGCTCCAGGCCCCAGACCCGAAAGACGGGATCCGCCGCACGCGCGGCGTGATCGTTCGTAACACCGCTCCCCAGCTCGAGATGACGGCACTCAAGACCGTGCTTGAGTTGATGCGGCCCATCATCGACTATCGAGTGGCGGACAAGACCATATGGATACGACAGGGCGACATCGAAGCGGAGTGGATTCTGATGCCACTGGACCGGCCCGAGAACGTTCAGCGGTTGCTCTCACTGGATTTGACGTATGCCTGGCTCTCGGAGCTGAGAGAGCTACCCGTGCAGATCTTGCTCGACGTCTTGAGTCGCTGTGGTCGGTTCCCCTCCAAGATGCACGGGGGGCCTACATGGCACGGTGTCATTGGCGAGACGAACAGCTTCGACTCCGACAGCGACTGGAACAAGGTGCTCGAGGAAGGCTGGCTGATCGACAAGCCGACGCCTTTTGGACCCGACGGTACCTGGGAATATTTCGTGCAGCCTGGGGCGCGCGACCCCGACGCTGAGAACCGTGAGAACTTGGTCGCAGGGTATTACGAAGACCTGATCGCTTCGAACTCCGCGGCATGGGTCGAGCAGTACGTGGACAACATCATCGCGCCATCGCTCTCGGGCGAGGCCGTGTTCAGGTCGAGCTTCCGGCGGAACTTTCACGTAGCCAAGGAACCGATCCAAGTCGTGCCGGGTGGCATGCTCGTGATTGGCATGGACTTTGGGCGGCACCCCGCAGCGCTCCTGGGGCAGATGGACCCGCGCGGCCGGCTGGTTGTGCTCGACGAGGCGATCGGCGACAACATGGGGCTCGAGCAATTTGTGAGCACGTTGTTGCGACCATTGTTGTCACGCCCTCAATACCAACGTTTGCCCACCGGCGTCGTGGGCGACCCGAGCGGCATCGCGCGCAGCCAGATCGGCGAGGAGAGCGTGTTCCAGGCGTTGAAGCGCTTGGGGTTCGCCAGCCAGCCCGCTCAGACCAATCAGATCGAGCCGCGGCTGCGCGCCGTGGAGAAGTGGTTCTTGCAGTCGCGCGAGGGCGGCCCGGCCATTTTGATCTCCCCTACCTGTACCAAACTGGTGCAGGCGCTCCAGTCGAAGTACCGCTACGCCAAGAAGAAAGACGGCGAGCTACAACCGCTGCCCGAGAAGTCTCACCCCTGGTCGGACATCGGCGATGCGTTCCAGTATTTGGTGCTGGGGTTCTCCGGAAACGTGATGACCCGACTGATGCGGCCGACGCGCGACGTGAATCAGGCGCCGCGGGTTTCGGCCCAAGGATGGACATAATATGCCCTGCTGCTATACTCGTGGGCGCAGTGGTCTAAGTTAACCGTTCTCCATAGGGTGTTGCTACATGGCTGGAATTCCGCCGCCTCCGACTTCCACGCTGGACACCAACAGCAACAGCAATGGCCCGACACCGGGCATGGCCACCGGCGCCAATATCGGCAACTCCGCTCGAGCGCCCAACATCGGCGCCGGGGTTTTTCTTGCGTCGGACCTGAAAGACATCACCCCCATGAAGCATCAGGGCCGTGGGCTGCTGAAAGTCGTGGGCAACGACGAGCTCGTCGCCGCCGAGAAGAAATCCCAGTCGTTGGCGAACCTACCCGAAGAATCCATGACCGAGCTCGCGAAGTACGTGCGCGATCGGTTCGAGAAGGCGGTTCGTCACCGGCGCACGATCTTCGTGGATGACCAATTGATTGCTGCGATGCGGGCCTATAACGGGCAGTACGATCCAACCAAGCTCGCGGAGATCCGCAAGTTCGGCGGCTCTGAGGTCTACTCGCGCCAGATGACGATGAAGTGCCGCGGCGCGACCGCGCTGCTTCGTAACGTCTATATGAATTCCGATCGACCGTGGCGCCTCGAGCCCACCGCCGATCCCGCCGTGCCCGATCGGATCGATGCGAAGATCAAGAACTTGATCACCGCCGAAGTGATGCACATGAACGCGCAGGGGCAGAAGGTCAGCCAAGAGCAGATCATCGCCCGCGAAAAGGTGCTGTACGAAGCAGCGAAACTCAACGAGCGCCGCAAAGCCGCTGCGGAAGCAGTCGAGGCACAACGAAAGATCGACGAGATCTTGGAGACCGGAAATTTTTACAAGGCGCTTTCGGATTTTCTCGCGGACCTGCCCGTCTACAAGTACGCGGTGATCCGCGGACCCACGACGCGCCGGCACTCGTCGCTCAAGTGGGAGAAGGGCGGCAAGATC